GTAAATATATGTTCGAAATGAAAAAAGGTAAATGTTTTGTTAGGTGTGATAAGTTTGTAAGTTCGTGATTTTTCTATGTTTCTATTTTTATCTATTTTATGTGGCATGAGTTTAGTGTGTTCCATCACCGATGAAGAAGATGTGTCCAAATTCTTCCCATTCGTCAAGGACGCCCCTGATCTTTTCCCAAAATGCGACGGGGTCCATATTGACGTGGTATGCCCGCTCCCTTGACTTCTCTGTGACACGGTTGTATATTTCCCATCGTTTTCTTTCTTGTGGGTCGGTGAGTATGGCTGCGTTCACACTGGCGATGAATCGTTTGTTGTTGATCATCTTCCGGCACACGCGAATCATGTTCATCTGGTTTTCCATAGGGTCGGCAACAAATGGCACCCCGAAGTATGCAAGTATGGAGTAGGTTGCACAGAGGTTGTCGTTGACATTCACGCTGGTATCTTGGACCTTCTCACCGATACTACATGTTGTATTGAGGGTGTATTTATCATAGACGTAGTGGTGGAACCCGAATTCTTCGTCTGTGTAATGTTCGAATCCTATTTTATCGTTTGGGAAGACATGTTCTATAATGTCGCGCACTTCGAGGTCACCGAATATTTGATTTATATATGTGTAGTGCATCCATGAGAACTTGACGAGCTTAGTGTTGATTGATTTTATGTGTGCGTATTCGGACATTATGTTGTATGTATGGCAAGACTATTTTCTATCCAGATTATCGTATATATCGTAAACTACTAATTGTGAATTTTGTTGTCAATTTTAGAAATTTATTTGTGCAAAATTGATATGAATGTGGGAATATAAGTAGTTTATATAAGTAACTAATATATCTGAAAATGTCATTATTTGAACGTTTGAATGATTTCACGCGGTCGTTTTGGAAGTGGGGTGGTGTGGATGTCGCGGCAGATATGGGAACGGTGACTCTTAATGACGATACTGAACCTGAACCTGTCGAGGGGTACTGTCACACCGGTGTATTTCCTGTTGATACGAAAGAGGCAGATGAAATATTGAATCGATGGGATGATTTTGAGAAGGAACACATCGAAAATCGCCGAAAAATGATAGAGGAATATATTGCGGGTGGATATGTTGCTGAATCCTCTTTATTTGCTGTGGGTCATCATCGTGAATATATCTACGAAATCAATAAATTTAATGATGACGATAGCATCCAGGAAGTTTTATATGGGAGGTCTTGGGGAAGACAACATTATTACTTCAGGTCGATGAATGGGAAATTATATAGCTGTGCTATAAAGAATGGTTGTATGCAAGAGTGTGTCGAAGTTACCCATTTTAGCTCAAATATGGACGACGATAACTACGAGTTATCGGAATTTAAATTGGGTCCTGGTTCGGGGAAAATCATGGATGATGACGAAGATAGTATTAGTATTAGTAGTTTACCTGACTTGGTTGCGTGTGATTCCGCCTCCGACGACGATAACGATAACAATAGTGATGTTGATATGGAAACTGATACTGGATCTGTTACTATCAATCGGGTTCCCAGTTGGGTTTTGATGGATATTCGTGACAATACGGATGAATCTCAATCAGAATACTACTGCCAGGACGGGGTATTGATTGAACCAGATAGTTTGAAAGTTGATGAAGTCGACGTTGTTTGCGATTTATTTGAATGACACAATAATAGAAAAATAGAAAAATAGAAAAATAGAAAAATAGAAAAATAGAAAAATAGAAAAATAGAAAAAATAGAAAAATATTCGTTCATACATTTTAGGGTTGGGTTATATCGTTTTTCTTATTTTTTGTTTTTTGTTGGGTGTAATTGACCTCTTGGTCTATTATGTTATACGACAATAACAGTAAAATAAGATATTAGCTGATATATAATGGAAAATATTTGTTTAAAGCATCGCGATGACCGAATAGGTTCAAACTTCTTTATCCAGATGGGTATATACATATTTTCTAAAATCAATAAATTAAAACTTTACTATAAATCCGACAACAAATACATGAATAATATGTACTTTTTACCTATAAAACAAAATTCGACGTTATTAACAGATGATAGTATTAAATTAATTCCGCATAAAATTCCAAAAGAATGTGCTATTACAAGTGAAAATGTAAAAAAGCCTACGTTTATGTGTGATGGTATGCGAGGTTCCTGCGTGCATAGTGTAATAACATCAAAACAAGACACTATTTCTTATTTTAACGAACATTTAAAAGACGACTGTTTCAAAATAGTAAAGGAAGAAGCAGTAAAACGTAATTTTGAATTACCATGGAAAGACAATTCGAATGTAATATGCATACATATCCGGATAGGTGATGTATGGGCGAAGAAAGATAATAATGCGTCACACGGATTTAATCACTATACTAAGTTGATTGAAGATGAAAAATGGGTAAATTATCAAAAGGCACCAAATGATACGCAATGTCCAATTGATCCAAACAAATTAGAAAAACTATTAATAGAATTTAAAGAAAAATATCCCGACAAAAAAACATATTTAATAATGGATACTCGAATGGTTCCGCGTCATTATATGGATTTAATTCAAAAATATAACTTACAATATTTTACGAATAATAGTATAGATTATGATATATGGTTAATGATTAATTGTGATATATTAGTTTTGACAAAAAGTACATTTCCAATAATAGCTGCTCACTATTTTCAAGGTTCTCAAGTATACTATCAAATATGGCCAACTATTGCCTGTTTGGGAATAGGAACAAAATACAATAAATCCAACTGGATTGGGTTTGAGTAAAATAAAAACCTACATCAAAAAGAACCGTGATGTGTATACATTTGAAGGATTAGAGAAGAATGTTGATAAAGCGATAAACACCGTAAAACCTGAAAATTATAAAAATTATTTCAAAAATGCTTACGGAATAAAAGATAGTATAAATTATACACGGCAACCATCAACTCGTAAATGTAAACTGAAAAAATATAAACCGTAATTCACTTAAAAATATTTATATTGATATATTAGATATGAATATAGACGACATACTGATTGAAAACGAAAAACTTAAAGTAAACCGATGGATTATTTCCCCTGTATGATTGCGATGATGAAACAAGTTGAAACTGATGAGGAAACAATCAGTAATGTTTTTCCTTTACGAAGTAGTATTGCTCCTGGTTATATTCGGTTAGACACGATTACATTAGTGTATTTGCTTTTACGAAAAGAACAAGGAAAGAAAAGTGATTTTAGTAATCAAGGCAATACCAAGAAACACGAAGATAAAATATGGAAGTTCTTTTTCCGCACAGAAAAGAAAGTGTTTCATAAGACAGATTTTTCATTCCATCATATGATTTCTACTGATGGTGTTGGAGTAAGTGTATTATTTTTACGAGAAGATTTAGTAGGAAAACGATTACCAAGTGCTAAAAAAGGTGTATCAAAAGAATTGTATATTGATGAACTGAATGATTATTCTGCTTTACGAGATAAAACGATTGTGGGCGTCGATCCGGGTAAAGAAGATTTGATTTATTGTGTTGATGACGCTTCCAAAGATGCGAATGTATTTCGGTATTCACAGAACCAACGAAGGAAAGAAACCAAGATGAAAAAATACAACAATATCATATTGGGTATGAAAACCAATAAAATACAAGGAAAGAGTGTGATTGAATATGAAACTGATTTGTCTTTGTATAATCGTAAAACACTTTATATGGATAAGTTCAAGGCATATGTAACCGAAAAGAATAGAATAAACCATATATTATTTGATTTTTACTCAAAACAATTATTCCGCAAGTTAAAGTTTGGAAGACATATCAATATCAAACGAAACGAACAAAAGATGATGAGTGATTTCAGGAAGATGTATGGTAATCCTGAAAATGTAGTTATTTGTATAGGAGACTGGGAACAACGAAAGCAAATGAAATACAAAGAACCAACATTAGGAATAGGAATGAGAAGTTTGCTTCGTAAAAACAACTACAAGGTATATTTAGTAGATGAGTTTAGAAGCAGTTGTAAATGCTCCAAATGTGATGGAGGAGTATGTGAGAAGTTTATGGTAAGGAAAAATCCCAGACCAAATAAAGATGATATGCGGTTGGTTCACGGGCTACTACATTGTAAGAATGGTTGTGGCGAGTGGAACAGAGACCGCAATGGTTCATCTAATATCTACAAGATAGCGTATCAAGCAATATATGGAATGGAAAGACCAGGTTATCTATGTAGAACAAGTAATCAAGCAGTTTTAACGAATTGCTATAAACAAAATATACACAAGGTATGAAAAGACCTAAACTTTGAATGTATTTTTTTGGTGCTAACCGTGCCATTTTAAATCTTCAAAGGTGTATACACAATTTTATTATCCATAATAAATATGAATAATAAAAAACAATAGTAATAACTTACATCGTTGAATATTTACACCTATTGAAAAAATATGTAAAATATGTAGTGTGTTTGGGTTTATTTTTTATTGGGTTTATTTTTTATTGAGTTTATTTTTTCATTTTTGTGTGTTGTAGTTTCAATTCAACCCACTTTGCGCAGTCCTCTCTACCTTCCTGGGTAGCCAACCGGTTATTTTCAATAAGTCGCACCTTTTCGGATTCTGTTAAGACGAGTCTGGGCTCACGCTTTCGTTGTTCCTCCCGCGCCTTTCGTTGTTGAGCCTTTTTAATACGGAGAGACTCGTACACTTTTTCTACTTCTGTCATCATCATGGGGTTCAATTCTATATTTGTATGTATAACTTTTAGATTGCTGATTAAGTAATCAATTTTACGATTCTGTCTCTGGTGTAGTAGGAGTCATGCCGTAATATTGGGTGAATCGTTTCGAGTGTACATGTCTATAATTTTAGAAATTGATTTATTTAGTAAGCTATAAAGTGTTTATACAAAATAACTGTTATAACTGAAAATGTCTACTCATACGAATGCAAAGTTGGTTGTGTCTGTAGTCGATAAGATTGGTGCGACCAATTCGACATGTGATAAATGGAAAAGTGATTTTATGAGAATGGCATCGGCTCACCTTAGACCACGTAAGTCACATGGACATGGTGGGGATAATGATACACTTAGACGTCTCATACGCGATGTTACGTCATGTGATGTCGAGACCCAGATAGATGTATTGCGTATGTCTATACAAAAATCAAGAAAACATGTGGGTTAATGTGTAATATGGGGTGTATATTTAGTGACCGTTGGATTTGGTTCGATTATTTGTTTTTTTTATTTTCCAAAATTGAATTCAAAATAAATAATATATCCCATCATCAAAGATGGACGTCTCTAATAGACCGATTATAATTACTCTGGATGGAAATATCGGGGTAGGTAAGTCGACACTACTCAAACACGTGCAGGAACAACTCCCCGAAATCGAAGTTGTTCTTGAACCAGTTGGTGTGTGGGAAAAAATGGTATCGGATGACGGAAAAAGCTTGTTATCACACTTCTATGAAGATCCCAAACGGTGGGGTTACACATTTCAGAACTGTGCTATACTCACACGTATTTTAGAGACACGTGCGGCGGTTGACCGTACAAAAAAACACGTTATCATTACTGAGCGGTCTGTCCTTACAGACCTCCATGTGTTCGCGAAGATGAACCGAGATCTTGGAAATATAAATAGCCTGGAATGGGAACTATATTTAAAATGGTTTGGTGGATATTCAGATGAAACTCCAATCAGCGCAGCCATTCATGTAACCACCAGCGTAGAAACGGCTGTGAAACGAATTTCACAACGAGCACGCGTTGGTGAGGGAAATATCCCAACTGCTTATTTAATTATGCTCAATGAATATCACAACGAATGGTTGGATAATACAAGCATGCCCGTTTTGAAAATAAGCACAGAGGATGGTGTAAAAGACAGTGATAATATAGAACTAATTCGGGAATTTGTGAAGTGTGTAAGTGATATTTCCAAAGTTGATCCATGTGTTCGATATGTATAAGAAAATTATAAGCCATGCGAAGCATGCAAAAAACATGTATATGTTGTTTTTTCTATACATGTTTACGTTTGATTAGTTGGATTGGTTTGGTTTATTGGTGGTAGAATGAGTTGTGGTGGTGATGATGTTTCGCGTATATCGGTGGGCTCTTTCGTTTCTTCTGTGTCATCGTCATCGTATTCATAACTTGTGTATTCGTCACCTAAATCCAGGTTCGTTTGGATGAATGACCCTGTATCCGACCCGCTATCATCATCGTCAATCGGTGTGTTGAACCATTCTTTGTTCCATAATTCAATCACGTCCATTTGTCTATTGCCGTCCATCTCATATATACAAGAGGACGGAATGATTGGTACCATTGATGTCACTTCACAAGTGTCACATACCAAAGTGTTTTCTCCAGTTGTGTCAAATACTGCCCCGTGAAAATATCTATAAAATTTTACACAGTATACACATGCAATATCGATGTGTTTTTCTCGCCCTAAGTGTATCCGTGCTCTATTCGCGTTGTTCGATACTTCGGATATGTAATTTATGATTTTTTTATGTGGTTCGGTCATTGTTGTTAATGAGTTAACCCCATATTTTATTTTGAATATCAATTTTGAATATCAAATCTGGATAACTACTTAGCTACATGTTTGTAATATATTATAGTATATTATATACCCATGTTGAATGGACTAATAAAAGATAATATGAATATAGATTTAGCGGGGTTTCAGGAAAATGAGGATTTTGATGTGAGCGATTTATTGGCGGCGCTTGAGAATGATGACCATTCAAATCTGGAGAATATGACACCCGAACGGATAGAGGACATTAAAGTCACCGCAATCGTTGATCTCCACCTCAACGAGGAAGAGAGTGAGAAAATTCTCCGAAAATTAGACGGGTATATGTACGTGGATGAGATTCCCGATGTAAAGTATGGTTCGTTTATACGATGGGTTTCGATAAAAGACGATAATTTCAATAATTTGAAGTTAACAAATGGAGGACTGGTGACCGGAATCGACGTATGTGCGACAGGGACTGTGCTAACATGTAAAAATAACATGAATAGATTCTTTCGGGTGAGAATGGACGAGGCGATGATATTTAAACGACTAACCGATCAGGAGCGTGTGATTTTGGCGGCACTCAAGTATTTATCATAATTAGTGGTTGGTCATCAAATATCATGAATTATCTCAAATGTTATCTCCGCGTTCAATATAAGTTCGTTGTTTCCATCACATAGAACTATTTCTCGTTCACCGTCCTCACCACGAACAAAAACATGTGTTATTTGAGATAGACCATAAGTTTGAATGTTTCCTGAGATATGGAATTTCTTATCTCCATGTGATACTTCGATAACCCCATCGTTTAGCACAGTAATTGTGTAATTGTGGAATTTACAAGCACATTTTGGAGTGTTTGGGTCTGAGTTGGTCATCGTATATCAATATACATATTATAATGATATACGGTTTATATGGTTTGCATGGTTCATTTTTCAGTTTTCAGTTTTCATTTTTGCAAATTTTATATATTACACTTATGTATAATGAGCGGAGGTATTTTTGTAGATCAACCTTATCACCCGAATCCCAAATGTCTTGTATTTTCTTTACTAATTATGTGTATATATTGGTTTTCTCCTGTGAACAAAAACCAACTTTTATTACCAGTTATATTTGTAATATCCTATGTTGCAATGGCTTGGTATGATTATATGTATAACTGCGACTTGATTATGTATTCAGGAAATGCGATTGGACCAAATACATTCGATGCTATTTTCAAACCCCAACATAGAAATAAAAAACACAACAAACAAAATATATCCAAGAATCAAGAGAAGGAATATCTAAAACGCGTATATTTATTCCATCTACTAGCTGTATCGCCTATTCTACTATATGTGGGCTATTATGGTTTACAGTCAAATGTAAAGGTCTTCCCGGTTATATTATCGCTAGGTGGAATATCTACCGTATATCATGGATTTCGTTTTTTCTATCCCCGCGACACAAGCAACTAGGTATTTATGTTTTCATTTTTTGTAAATTTTATTTACACCTTTGCACCTTTGCACCTTTGCACATTTCAAACGCCCATTATTCATCTATCAATATTAGTGCCATCGCTGCATAGTTATGTAAATCTATCAGTGTATCGCGAATTACCTCGTCATTTATTAAATTTACTCCATTTTTTGTTATAGACACAGAGCGTTGTAATTTATCTTCTATTCGCATTAAAACACCGACAACTCCATATTTCGCGAACGCATCACCATAGTCTATATTTTTTTTTGTAAATAATTCTAATGCTTCGTTTTGAATTTTTTTCATTTGTTCAACTCTATTCATTTTTTATTATACATAAAATTATCTTTATATCAAATCATTTTATGTATAATGGGCGTTTGAAATGTGCAAAGGTGTATATGATCGTTCAATCGAAATATAGTTTCCTGAACATACCCATATCCATTACAGTAATACCCAGTTGTTCTGCTTGATTTACTTTTCCGGTGCGTCCTGCACCTGGTTTCACTATAACAACAAAGGTATTCTTGGAGACAGACGAACCTATTTTGGCACCAGCATTTTCTATCATTTTTCCGAGGGTATCGTCTCTAAATCCAGTCATAACAACATTCTTTTTGTAAAGCGGACCTGACATATCCACATCGGTTGATAAGTTTGTTGCGGGCTTTTGGGAAAGTTTGTCAATTAGACCGATCTCATCAAGAAATGATATGAATTCTGGAATGTGGGATACGAACTTCACCGCTGACTTGTGAGCCATACTTTTGATCTTCATTATTTTTTCAATCTTCTCGTCGTTGGACGAATCACTCGTGAGGACGTCAGGGTAGTCGTCCAGAATAGCGACCATTTTCTTCTTCCCCATACCGTGACCGAATATGTTCGATGCAGTCATAATGTCCACAAGATTTGCGTTTATGATGGACTTATGAATACTTGTATGTACTTTAGTCGCGAGCTTTTCCTTGAACCCATCCACGCTCATGAAATCGGTTAATGACATTTTGATAATATTGGGCACGCTGTCGTGTCCGGCGGCAATTATGCGGTCCACATTTCCGGGACCGATTCCATCAACTTCGAGAGTTTTGAAGAAGAACACGATATTCTTAGCAAGCACGTCCTTATTTGTTCCTTTATTTTTCAGAACGATGTCGACATGGGTGTCACCATACCACTCATATTCCTCTGTGGGCATCATGACGTGCTCAGCGGGCTCCAGGACGTCCATGATGTGGGGAATGACGTCACCGCTGCGGATGAGCTTTATTTTGGCACCGACGCCAAGTTTGTTCTTCATAACGAACTCCGCGTTGAATGCGGTGGCGTACTCGATGCGCGCACCACTGAGAACAACAGGTTCTATTTTTATACGAGGTTTGAGAAGTCCGTCTTTACTGGGCGACCATTCGACCGCGAGCACTTTTGCCTCCGCAATTTGGTCTCCAAGAACCATTTTGAACGCAAACGCGTAGTCGGGATTTCCCTCTTTACGTGGGTAGATGTGGTCGTCACAGCAAATGATCCCGTCCATTTCATATTCGTATGTATCTCGCCAATCAACAAGTATTTGTGATAGAGACTCGTTAGATACATCGCGACGGGTCTCGTTTTTGGAGACGATGAACCCATGTTTTTTCATAAACTCGAATTGTTTGCTTGGGGCAAGTTCTGGTTTAATAACTTCGTATGCCACAAAATCGATGTGACCGAGTTTCTGTTTTCCAGGAGATTTCGAGTTAATCACACCAGCCACAAAGTTACGAGCATTTGCAAAATCGGAACCATAGTATACTTTAAATATATCTTTTCGAATAATAAATTCGCCCCTCACGACAATGCCGTCAGGGATGGCTGTGTGAGATGGCATGTTGAGTTTTCCAATAAATTTTGATATGTTCTGCCCAACTTTGCCGTTGCCACGGGTATACAACGCCGGGGGTCCTTCTGTTGAATATAGTCCACTGACGCCATCAAGTTTGCTTGACAGAACATAGGGTCCAGCAAATGTTTTTTTCCATCGGTCGATAGCGGATGTATCCGGTTTTATTTTGTCCATTGAGCCCATGAAGTACGGAAGCTTGACTTTGTCGGACTTTACGTCGGCACCGATGACGGTGGACTCGGCGTTATTGGGGTATTTTTTATCGATGAACTCTTTGAATATGTCGTATTCGTTGTCGGTGATGATGGGGTCGTCGTTGTAGTAAGCTAATCTCGCCAATTCCATTATGTTTTGTATTGTTTGTTCACTCATATCGTCTAATACACCGGCACCATGTGTTCTAAACTGGTGGATATGGTTTTCCACGGTGGCTGATTTATCGGTTAAATCTGGCTTTACATATGTGTCTTTTACACCACCTGTTATCATATTTTTTACAGTTTTATTAGTCTTCTTAGTTTTTTTTTCGTGTGAAGCAGTTTTCTTAGTTTTCATACGTCACGTATCGATTCTTGTTAAATGCATATATTAATTTTAACAAGATTCAATTTTAAACATTTTTGGGTTCAGTTTTCCGAACATTTCGTCGTGTTGTTTTTTTTGGTGTTACCCTCGGGACGATCTTCTTCAATATGTCTCCGTTTTTTCCAGGGAGGAGGCTATATCTCTTTTTACAGGTGAATCTATTATTTGATACACCCTTTCGTTGTAAAACCGATTTTCGGCATATTGCGATTGCAGCACCTTCGCGATATTTTCGTTTGGATTTTGTAACCGATTTTATACATCGACATAATTTCCTTCCAAGGATTGCTTCAGCGTCTAGTTTTGCTCTGCGTTTAGACTTTGGGATGTTCATCTTATAAAAAGCAAGTATTTTCACATAATCTGTATAGCTTGGTGGTGCCATAGTGGATACTTTATCATGACATTTTAATTATCTGGATTATTATAATATAGACTATAATTATGCTATCACGACGACCAGAGCATGATAATATTACCAGACCAAAGAAGATAATAGCGTTTGATTTAGATGAAACTCTTGGGTACTTTAGCGAATTTGGTATATTCCATAGTGCGATTGAACAATTCACCGGAACCCAATTGACGCCAAAACAATCGTTTAGGATATTCGACCTATATGCGGAGGAATTGATGAGACCTAAGATAATGGCAATATTGCGGATGGTCATGGGTATGAAACGATCTGGTATAATTGACAATATAATGATATATACCAACAATCAAGGCGGTGAGCGGTGGACTTATATGATCAAGGAATATTTCGAGTTCAAGGTTGGTGTTGGTAAAATATTTGATAAAACTATATGTGCATACAAAAAATATGGACGAAAAAATGTTGATTGCGAACATTGTCGAACGACACACTCAAAGACATATAATGATCTCGTTGTAAACTGTTGTAATTTTTCAAAATCAACCAAGGTATGCTTTGTTGACGATCAACATCATCCATATATGAAAAACCACCCAAATGTATATTATCTCCGGGTAACACCATATGTTCACTCGATCACGCCACAAGTATTTATTGAACGATTTCTGGGGACACGGTTGTTATCATCACAAATTCGAGAACAAAACCGCGGTTCGGAATTCACAACCTATGTACTTCGAAATTTCAATCGTTCGGGACACTATAGCCATGTGTTCAAGACAAAAGAATCTTTGGTAAATGATATTTCTGTAAGCAAAAAGCTCGTTGAATTGATTCGAAAGTTCGAATCTTTTTAGATTAGCAAAAAGCGAAAACGACGTTTTACACATTTATCATTTCACATGATGATTTTTAACAATACAATTTGATGATTTCCATCAACTCTATATTTTCTTCGCGTTGAATTCGCAAAATGTTTTCAGGAAAACCATCGATCGTTCATATCCGTCAACTATAATCAAAAACAAAATAATATATCTGATTAATATATCTGTTTAATATATATTATTGATGTTCGATAAATTAAAACAACATTTAAAAAATAGAACTACAAATTTTTTACAAAGTAGAAAAGAAAATAATATTAAAAAAAAGAATCAATCAGCTAAAGAGGCAGCGGAGATACAATTTAGAAAACAGTTGGAAGCTATAAAAAACAAACAAGATATTGACACCGCCCTTTCACGTGCTATCTTTTGGGGTAATGCAGACAATCTAAACTTGGGTTTAAATACACAATCAATCGAGAAACGTGTTTTAGTGAAGATGCTCATAGAGGCAAAAGCTGATGTTAACGCTAAGGATAATAAAAAGAATACCCCCCTTACATGGGCTATCGTTGATGGCAATGCAGACATAGTGAAGATGCTCATAGAGGCAGGTGCTAATGTTAACGCTAAGGATAAGGATGGAATGACCCCCCTTGCCGTTGCTGCCAAGTCTGGTAATACAAACATAGTGGAGATACTAATAGGGGCAAAACCGTATGATCTTAACACTTATGATGATAAAGAAATGACCCCCCTTCACTTTGCTATCTCTCATGGTAAAGCAGACATGGTGACGATGCTCATACAGGCAGGTGCTCATAGTAACACTAAGAATAAGTATGGTGATACCCCCCTTGACTTTGCTATCTCTCGTGGTAAAGCAGACATGGTGACGATGCTCATAGAGGCAGGTGCTGATGTTAATGCTGGTAATAATCAAGGTATTACCCCCCTTTCATTTGCTATCAGTGAGGGTCATATAGACGTAGTGAAGGAGCTAATAAAGGCAAAAGCTGATGTTAACGCTAAGGATAATAACAAGAATACCCCCCTTTCATGGGCTATCTCTCATGGTAAAGCAGACATAGTGAACATGCTCATAGAGGCAGGTGCTGATGTTAATGCTCATAATAATGATGGTGATACCCCCTTTTACTTTGCTATCATTAATGGTAAAGCAGACATAGTGAAGATGCTCATAGAGGCAGGTGCTGATGTTAACGCTAAGGATAAGGATGGAATGACCCCCCTTGACATTGCTGCCCGGTATGGTAATAAAAACATGGTCGAATTATTACAAGCTGATGCTGCTACTGCTGATGATCGTCCCTTCTCCACTTTCCCTGATAATAGTAGCCATTTTACGACGATACCAGAATATTTTAAAAAACTCAACAATCTTGAAAAGACAAAGTTATCTAAAGAACAAGCGGAGAAAGAGACTAAAGAGGCAGCGAATATACAATCAGCTACAGGAGGAAAAAAGAAAACAAGAAAAACAAAGAAATCCAGGAAACAAACGAAAACAAGAAAAACAAAGAAATCCAGGAAACAAACGAAAAAAAGAGTAAAGAAAGGAAAAGGAAAAGGAAAAGGAAAAAAAACCAAAGGTAGAAAATAAATAGAATACCTATTTTATTATACTGATTCTATAACGCACAATATAAAATTTATAAAAGAAAAATAAAAAGAAATCAACAAAAAAACGTTAAACACGTATATTCATAGATAAATCACTATCGTTCGTAATAGTGATTTAGATAAAACACAATAATATATCTGATTAATATATATTATTGATGTCCATGAACTTGGAAGATAAAGATGCTGATGTTAACCTTCAGGATAATGCTGGTAACACCCCCTTCTGAAGATACTAATAGAGGCAGGTGCTGATCTTAACACTAAGGATAAGAATGGTAGGACTGCCCTTTCATATGCTATCACTGCTGGTCATCACGACACTGTGAATATACTAATAGATGCAAAAGCTCATCTTAACACTACGGATGAGCATGGTTGGAGTGCTACACATTTATCTGTATTTCCTCGAGCACTTGCCCCACAATCAGGTTCAATACATCCGCGGATTTTCCAATTTTTAATTTCAGTACAATATTCTTGCGACATTTACTTTTATCTATTATGTAATATGTAATATTATTTGGTTTGATTTGATTCAATTTTATAAAATTATGTAAAATTATTATTTTTCATCGAATTTGCTATTACACCCTTGAAGATTTAAAACGCCGTTTTTGACGGCAAAAAATAAATCAACAAGTTAGTAATGGCGAATCGCACGCCTTTGGACGCTTATCACTCTTACAAGGTATAACGCCAATTTTTGCTGGTTTGAAACATACTGGTCTTTCTTCTCCTCTATACTGATTAAGAAGTAATCCTAATATGTTCTTTGAAGCGTTGATGTCCCTATCCAGACAGCATAATTTACACTCGTTGGTTTTACAACGGATTACACTATGGATATTAGACATTCTTGCTATGGGTTCTAAAACACCTTTCTTTTTCCTACGAATACGATTTCTGTATAACTCAATAGGATTGCTACACGAAGAACACGTTTTGCTGGTGTTGTATTCATCTATTCCAACTACCTTACAATATTTACGAAGTTCTCGCTTCAATCGTAAAATTGGGGTGGTTGGATGCGATTTTACTAAACCGTGTTGTTGTGAGAAATCACCGAAACCTACTAACGTTTTCACATTTTTACCTCCTCCTATGCGTTCGCATATTTTTGCTAAGGTTGCTTTGCTTCTACAATAGGAAGTGAAGTTCAAATTACGAAAACCCTTTTCAATATGAAACTCAGTAAAGGTTCGCATTCGTGGAAATACATATTTGAAATATTCCTTCATTACACTTGTTTTGCTGGTTTTTATGGTTGGTATGAGTTTCCAATCCTCATAATGGTCCCACCTTTTATACCAACTTACACGTTTTTTACAGGCATATATCATTTTGCTTTTATGACGATATTCCTTTGTTGATACTTGAATGATTTTATCATTTGTATCATAAGAAGTAATCAATGCCCTTATTCCAGGGTCAATACCGATAAAATTATCGTATTGTTGTTCTGTGTATTCACTAACAGGTCTTTCCGGTTGTGTCGGTTTTCTCATTTGTAATACAACACTTTTACCATCTGTTAGAATAGTAAATCCAAACTTCTTGTTTTTTGTTTCATATTTATTAATATTGAAAAGTTCTCTCCAATACTCTTCGCTGTTTTCAGCAAACTTATTCACATCTAAACAACTTTCTACCTCACTATTTTCTACTTTTAGTTTCTTTGCTATGTATTTGAGTGTGTTTTCTAAACCAGCATTACAAATCGTAATATGTGATTGTGTAAAACCATGTTTGTGTGGTAATAAAGTAAAAGTTCGTATTCCTTTTGTATCAGGGTATTTCTCAAACTCCTTCAAAATAGAATAGTAAATCTTAACGAAATGATTGGAATGTTTTACGATGTTTGCTTCCGTAGGTGTGTATTTCAACCATTCACGCATATACAAAATAAAGTTGTTCTTCCCTCCATATTTCGGTTCGTAAATATCTTTCAACCACCGATACACAACCGCATTATCAGTTTCACCAGTTCGTAGTTTCAAATATTTACGAAACCGATTGTAAAAGTTTAACTTCAAATGATTATTCGCCATAGTAAGTTGTAATTTATTCAGGTTAGTAATGTATCCTAAACATAAATAATCACGTGCGGGTAAAGCATCCGTCATATATTCCCGCATCTGTGAAAAACTTTCATATAATTCGGTAGTTGTATCAGTAGTATCCTTTTTATATTTGAGTTGCGAAACCATACAACATGCTTGATAAAACACGTTTTGTGTTATTTCCGGTAAGGGTTTGCGTTCTTCTAAAAGACGTGTAAAGTGGAAGTTTATCAACTTGTAGGATAAGAAACAGATGGTATTTATCTTGGGTAAAATATCCTCAACAATCGTGTCTGCTAAAAGGTTGTTTTACAAAAGGATTTCCACGAAGACTTGATACAGGTGAAATCTATGTTTTTGTTTGCTTCCTTACGAAGTGAGACGTCATTTCTAACAACCTTTTCCTTGGGTTTCTTGATGGTGGTTTCTTCCTTTTTCTTTTTCCCCATTATATACTTACTAAACATTTTATTTTTAAGTGATTAATACTATTTAATTAATTATTCCTAAATATTCTCGGTATTTTGTTTTTCTTCCATTTCCTTTTGGAGTGTTTCTTTTCTTTTCAAATATGCTCGTTGGTTATATAGTTTAACTTGCTCTGGTGTTGGTTTATAATTTGTTTTCTTCTTATACTCACTTACACGATGTTTATGGACGTCTTTATGTTTTTCGTAATACACTTTATTACTTGCTGGTGCTGTGTATTTTTTGAGATGCTCTTTGGTTGCTTGTAATTCATCTTCTAATTTAGCATTCCTTTCTGCTAATTCCTTTATTATTCCATCTTTATCCATTACGATACTATATATAATAAAAAATATTTATATAATTTTTATTATAATTCTTTCAAAAACCGGCGTTTTAAATCTTCAAGGGTTTAAATTCGGTTAGGAATTCTTCTGATATATCAGTCGTGGCTCTATGATATTCGTCTACGTTGTCCCAATTGAGCTCTGGATAGAGGTATTTTTCATCTACCCCGGGGAGAGAAATGGGAATCATGAGATCGAGTTGTTGGTGTTTGGTGAATCGTCCCATGTCTGTCCCCTCGCTTACCATCTTCACAATCGATCGTGTGACCGCGAGATCCATCCGTTCACCAGTCTTGAGCCAACCGGTGTTTAATAACCATACATTTGTATCATGTTGGATGATCTTATTTTTCAAAAGGTCTCCATATACACGAGGGTGTCTTGTTATGAAAGGTTCGGCGAAGCATGAACTAAATGTTTTTATTGGTTGGGAAATACCTTGCTCGGTTCCTGTCATTTTACATGTATAACCCAACATAAAGTAGAACCGTGCCTGGGCGATTGTCAGTTTCGATATTGCTGGGAATATTCCGAACGCGTCACATACGAGGAAAATGATGTTTTTGGGATGCGTGTCTGAATATGCAGGTATTTTAACATTATCCAGGTGGGACAACGGATATGAGCACCGTGTGTTTTGTGTAATTGATGTATCCGAGTAGTCTGGTAACCCATCGTCGTCCACGATAACATTCTCGATGACAGCACCGTGGCGTATAGCATTGAATATTTCGGGTTCACGACTCTGTGTCAAGTTTATACATTTGGCGTAACAACCACCTTCAACGTTGAATATCCCGCGGTCGGTCCAAACGTGTTCGTCATCACCGATGAGTTGGAGTCCTTCGGTAGCTGATAAAGTAGTTTTTCCAGTACCACTTAGACCAAAGAACATGATTGTTTCACCACGAGGGGTCAAACACGCACTCGAGTGGAGTGGTAGATGATGATTTCTTGGCATAATGTGCATTATGTATGTAAGAACCAGCTTTTTCATTTCGCCTGCGTACTTGGTGCCATATATTACCGCTCGCCCTCGATCGAGGTCCATACCCACAAGGTTTTCGGTGATTCCCGAACGATGGGTCTCTTCCACACATGTTCCAGGAACGGCGATGTCACCGCAGTTCAAAATGGTGAGGTCAATATCTGATGCGGTGTGACGACAATCAGCCAGGATGAGCATATTGCGTATGAATAATGCATGGTATGGATCGGAACATATGGTACGAACGTTGATCCGCTCTCCCCCATCGCGGTCGTCCCACCCAGCGTACGAGTCGATTATGTATATATGTTTGTGTCCAACCCCGAAGATGTGTTTCAGTCCGTAATTGTAATATAATTCATGTGAAGTCTGTGACATTTCTTTATTGACGGTCCCCCACCAAACATCATCGTGGGTTATGTCACCACATGAAATTCGTTTGTCGTCGGGACATCGACCGGTATATTTCCCGCTGTACGCAACAATCGCACCAGTAGATGTGGTGCGGTATAGTTCGGTTGCATGACGGTATAATTCGTCTATACCTGGGTTATGTGAGATCATACATAATGCAAATATATTATCTATGATATGAAAGCATAATAGTTGAATTACACCCTTGGTAAGGTAATTTTTGAGGAAAATACTAAATGTTTTACGATTATAGACATTCAACTGTGTAGTATATATTATATGAGACTGAGTGCGTCGACGTAGTTGTTTATATCGATGAGTTCCTCTTGAGTACGAATACATTTCACCTTTATGTGTTCAATTAGTGGTATTTTTATGAGAATTATATTGGCGTTTTCTCTTTTTTTAATGATGTTCACAACCTCGACAACATGGTCTTCTGTTGAGTTATAGCATTCCTGTATAAACTGGATATTTGAGACCAGCATCATATTATCGGCGCATATTATTCCCGTACAAACGGAATCTAACACAAGGTCTTTTGCACAGCACTCTCCTCGAGTAATTACTTTTGAGAATTTATTTTTTACAATTTTTATGCGGTCTTGGTCCGTTGGGTTTTCAGTTGTTATGTATGGTATTTTTACGTCCCCTGGTTGGGAAATGATGTCTGTCATGATTTGGGCTGTGATAAGAGCCATATTCCCTGGTATTATCAACGTTTGAGCATTATTATATCGTCGTAATTTCGAACGACACATGTTTATTGCGTGTCCGGTTCCGAGTGACGGACCTTGATTTATAAATTCGACATCGTCAATTGCTGCGTATTTTCGTACGCATTCGCGTACTTTAAGCTCATTTTCGTTTACAATTACAATTAGTTTTCGTGGGAGTAAACGAGCCGCTTCATTTATAATGCGAACAACAATTGGAACGTCGCCAACATCTTCTATAATTGCATGGCTATCTTTATGAGAATCCATGCGGGTTCCACCGCCACCAGCCATTATAATAATGATTATTTGCTTATCCATTTGGTATATATATATATATAGTATATAGTATATTATACTGTAATAAATAGTGGCTATTTTATTGTTTGTATACGAATGGGTTTAGATCGGTTATATATTCCATTATCTCTTCGATTGTTGTTGTTGATAGGAGGAAAATGGCTGATGTGAATACAAGACGTTGGTCAAATTTTGTAAATCGTGTTTGGGTGAATGGGTTGAATCTCACGATGATAATAATACACAC